CTCATAAATTCGTTCATATCCTTGTTATATTTTTTAATTGCACTGATAAATTTCGCCTTTTTTGACAAAATAAAATCAGCAATGAGAATATCAATAATATCAGCTTTTGCGCCCGAAAACATCTGTTTCCCACAATAAGGATATCTATCCTCAATTTGGTCTTCAAGTTGCGACAAGGCGTCAGTAACGTCATTAATGTTCCGTTTTTTTTCTGTTTTTTCTTTCTTTTCGATCATATGGTTGTTAACTTAACATAACATTTTGATATTGTCAACACCTTTTTTTCTTTTTTTCTTTTTTTCTCTTCAATTCTTTAGATTTTGCGCCGCCCCACCTATATTAATAGTAATTATGACAGTTTTACTCATTGGAGATGAATGTATCGATAAATTTGTCTACGGCAATGTAGACAGGATAAATCCAGAGTCGCCAACTCCCATTTTTGACGAAATAAACGAAATTATTGTCAATAAGGGAATGGCCGGAAATGTCTTAGGAAACATGGTTTCCTTGTCAGAAAACAAAATAAAGATCATAACTATGGTTAATGACAACAAAGTCTGTAAGACCCGTTATGTTGACAAAAGGAGCGGCCAGATTCTCCTTCGGGTTGACTCAATGCCCCAAAGGGGCAATAGCGACCGCTTCTGTTTTGATAAATTTTGTAATATTGTAGAAAACCAAAATAATGAAAATAATAAAAATAATGATATTTCCGCTATTGTCGTTGCCGATTACAACAAAGGGTTTTTGAGTTGTGAAAATATTGAACAGATCATTTCTATTGCCAAAAAATACAACATACCGACTTTCTTTGATACGAAGAAGACTATTGACAAAACTTTTTATGGCGCGGATTTTATTAAAATTAACCAAAAGGAACATCTAGAAAGTTCCAAGGCTTTAAATATGAAAAATGGCTACCCTCTTTATGGTGAAAATTACATCATAACATTGGGCAAAGATGGTTGTATATGGTATAACCATACAGATGGAACTGTGGAAAATATCGCTGGTCACAATGTCGAGGTCTCTTGTGTAAGCGGGGCTGGTGATACAGTAATGGCGGCCCTCGTTGTCAAATACTTAGAAACAAAAAAAATCAAGGAGAGTCTCAATTTTGCAATGTTGGCCGCCGCCGAAGCTGTAAAGCACCGAAACGTCGTAGCAGTGGCCCGTAAAACTATCGAAGAAAATAAACTGTAAAACATTATGATGTCAAAACAAGAAAGGTTGGTAAGCGTGGGCAGTGCTTACCCTGAGATCACACTAACTGCATTTCCTTGGACAGAACGGCAGCAGTCTTTTATAGACCTGTCATTAGATCCAAAAACAAAAGTTATATTTTGTTCAGCTCCGGCTGGGACGGGAAAAACCCTCCTCTCACTATATTGTAGTTTGAGGCTTGCCTTGGAGGATAAAAGTAAAAAAATACTATATGTAAGAAATCCTGTTGAGTCCTGCTCTGGTAAGGGTATCGGCTTCATCAAGGGGAAGACTGATGAGAAGATGCAACCCTATATCATGCCTCTCTATGACAATCTCTATAAATTAGCCGATAAGCATAGTGTTAATATGATCGAAAAAAGGGGGATGCTCAGTTCTGAAGTTCTCGGCTTCACAAAGGGAAGGACTTACGACGACACTTATATGATAGTCGATGAAGCTGAAGACTTCACCCTCCAAGACTTGCGCCTTATTATTTCAAGAATGGGAAAGAGGGCCAAACTTTTTATTATTGGGGATGTCAAGCAATCGAATGTTCGAAATTCAAATTTCGGCCTCACTTATGATTTATTCAACACTCCCGAAGATCGGGGTAAAGGAATTCATTGCTTCAAATTCACCGCGAAAGACATTATGCGTAATGATATTATACAACATATGATTACAAAAATTGACAGTATTGTAGTTTAATTTTTTTTAAAAATAATTGATGGCGTTGTAATTATAGGCCCTAGTTAGGTGTAAAACCTAATTAGGGTTTTTTCGCTTATACACCCTACATTAATATAAAGAAAGAAAAAGAAAGAATTATTATGCCAGCAACATATTGTTACAACTGTAGTGAAAAAATCGTTTATGATCTTTTTAAACCAAAGGTTTGCCCGCACTGCAATCAGTCCCCAGCAGCTACTATAAGTTTAAGTAAAAAGGAATCTAAAAGACCGACGTATGATGCAAAAAATCTATATAATGATGATGCCGAAGAGGAGCAGTATCAAAACGTCCCTCATTTATCAAGGTTACAAGCCCGAATATTCATCGACAATAATAGTAACAAAGAAACTCTCGGTGGAATTGTAAATAAAGAAATTGACAAAATCGGCTCCCAAGCAAACTCCCCAAAAGGCCGTGGACGCCCAAAAAAACTAAAGCCAACAAAAGAAATTACTCGCACTCATTCTGACCACGGCAAATCATTCGACGACTTTATGAATGACGGACGCTCTGAGGCTAAAGGTATTAATATTGATTAATTAAAAAGGGAAAAAGATTATGACATACGAGGAAGCATACCCAGTTATCCACCAAGAGGTGGAAAAAAGAAGGCGAAAATGGCAATTAAAAGCGGTCACTTGGATGGACTACGACGATGTTTCCCAATTGATCAAACTTCACATCTACAAGAAGTGGAGCTATTACGACCCCGAAAAGCCTTTGGCCCCTTGGGTCGCAAGAATTGTATGTAATCAACTTTCTAATTTGTTAAGAAATAATTATACCAATGTTATCTCCCCTTGTAACAAATGCGTTTGTGCCTTAGCCGATGGAACTTGCGAAATTTATGGAGTAAGAGATAATAGCTGCCCCCTCTATCGAAATTGGTTCTATAATAAGAAGTCTGCATATGATATAAAAATGCCCCTTCCATTATGTCATCACAGCTCAGAAATTGACCTTCACCTTGATGAAAAATACAACATACAATACGAAATCGAGGAAATTAATAGAATCATGAAGGAGCATCTCAACGACAGAGAATGGAATATTTATAAACTTCTCTACATTGACAATATAGAAGAATCTGAAGTAATTAAATCTCTCCCTCAAAAATACAGACAAATTCAAGGTTATAAAAATAAATTTTATCAACTTGCAAAAGAACTCATTCATGAAAAACATTAATAGCGCCGCCCCAGATAAAGTTACAAAAGAACATATAGATCAGGCTGTTGAATATTACGAACTTCATAAAGATGATAATCCGCCCCCAAAGGCAAAGGAAATTATACAATACGCTTCGGGTTCTGAAGTTGAAATTGATGCACGGTGCAAATTCGGCAAAGAACTTCTAGAACAAATCTCAACATTCGGCATTTTTCCTAATCGCTCCCACCAATATGCGCCAAAAAAGAAGGTTAAGCTGACAACCGAACAGGAAGAATTCATTCAAAACAATGCCTGTCGAATGAAATGGTATGATTGTGCGAAGCAATTATTTCCCAAAATCAAAGATTTAAATCCTGCCAGCTTTGAGTCTAGGGCGGTCAAATCGTTTTATGATTCCCTTCCTGAGAATTTAAAAATTGATATAGCAGAAGAGTCTGATAAAAAATACTCCCCGCCCAAAACCTTAGAGAGGGCAATTGTTCGTGTCAATAAATACATCCTAGAAGGCATAAATAAGGAAAAAATAACAAATTCCCAGAAAGCGAACATGGGAGCATTGATTAAATATTTGAATGGTTATCGCTTTTTAAGTCAAATAAATTCTTATATAAAATCTGACGATAGAGATGCCTTTGAAGATTGTTTCATTAGATATACTTTCGATAAACCGGATTTAACTCAAGAAGAAATTGATCAATATATCATTCTCTCCTCTGAGGTGGTCATTGCTAGAAATACAAAGGATATTGTTGAGATGTTGCAACAACAACTAAGAGACGCTAATGACCCTTCCAACGACGATTCTGAAAGTGACAAGGCCATGACAATGAAATTGATTGAAGCAATTAAAAACTCTCAATCAGAATATAATCAATGTATTGGTCGCCAAAATGCCCTCATCAAAACATTAAAAGGGGATCGCGCCGCCAGAATTAAAAATAAACTAGAGACGAATAAATCTTTCGCCCATGTTATCGACGCTTGGAAGGTTGAAGAAACTAGAATTAAGATGTTAAAGTTTGCCGAAATGCGCCGCTCAAGAATGAAAGAATCTATTGATCATTATCAATCTATGGATGATATGACTGCGGAAATTTTCGGACTAACCGAAGAGGAGGTATTAGATGGATAATAACAATTTGGAATGTAAAATTTGCGGAATTGATTTTGATAATTTTGACGATTTAGAAAAACACATCGTCTCTCATAAGGTCAAAAAAGCCGATTATCTTAAACAACATTTTGATAAAAAAGATCTTTACTCGGGCGAAGATTTACAATTTAGTAAATTTGAAAGTTATTTTACCAATTTATTTAATAACAAAAGCAACTTAAAAAAATTCTACACTGAAAACAAAAGCGATAAAGAACTATTGGAAAAAACAACCAAATATCTTTATAAACAACGACTTGCAACAAAAGGCTACAATCAATTAATTGGCGAATCTGAGTCCCGCTCCCTAATACTTCCGTCAATTCGTTACATTGAAAAGAATTACGGTTGTGAAAAATTTGCAAAAGAGTTGAATTTTGAGACGAGATTCAGTTATAATATTGATGAATTTACAAAATTGCAACCAGCGAGCGTAAGCGAGCTATTCGTTGATACTAGGGAAAAACTTCCATTGAAATTCCCAAAAGAGATTAAAACAATTTCTCAAAAACTGGATTACGGCGACTATTCTATAAACAATGAATATGAATTGGCCATTGAAAGAAAAAGTTTGACAGATTTTGTTAATACCATGTCTGGCGGCTTTGAAAGGTTTTGCCGAGAAATAGAAGGCGCAAAAAATAAAAATAAAAATTTAGTTGTATTAGTTGAGTCCTCAATTAACTCAACTTTATCATTCGACTATAATTCCCAAATAAGAAAATATACAAAGAGGATAAGCCCGAGTTTCGTTTTTTATAGAATGAGGGAGATTTGCAGGACTTTCGATAATGTTCAATTCTTATTTTGCAACGGGCGCAAAGAATCTTCTAAATTGATAGTAAAGTTACTTGGGATAGGTAAAGAAGTGAATTGTTTTGATTTACAGTTTTTATATTCCTCCAATCTGTTATGATTTATATTCCTGAAAAATACAAAAACAAAGAAGTGACAAGAATTAACCAAGAACTTCTTGAATTAAAAGGAGAGTTAGGCGATAGGCAAGCTAGAATCACTTTAGCAAAATATCTTAGGGCGAATATAGGTATTGCCGCCGATATGTTATTGGGCGTAAGCCTTGCTGACTTCCAAACCATGCATATTAAAATGATGTTTAATAGAAATTTCACTTTAAATGTATGGGGAAGAAGTGTATCAAAATCTTTTACGGCTAGGGTGTTTGCTATTTTGTATCTCATCTTTAACCCAGGCTCTAGGGTGCTGCTCGTCGGCCCAACCTTCCGAACCTCCAAGCTGATGTTTCATGAAATCAAAAAGATTGTGTCGTCGCCAAAGGCAACCCTCGTCCATGACCTCTTTGACGAAAAGAATAAAAAAGAAAACAATGAATTGTATACTTGGAATATTCCAATCGGGGACGCCACAAGCACCCTGATGGCCGTCCCACTGAGCGGCGACAAAATTCGTGGTCTTCGCGCCGATGTTCTTATTGTTGATGAGTTTTTATTAATTCCAAGAGATATTCTTGAGAGAGTTCTTTTCCCATTTATTCTTTCTCCACAAAACATCACAGACCGTATGAAAATTACTGAAATCGAAAACAAGATGGTCGAAGATGGTAAATTGGAAGAAAAAGATAGAACTCAATTTGTTTCAACTTCTAAGTTAATTGGCCTGTCAAGTGCGAGCTATGAATTTGAATACCTCTATGAAGTTTATAATAATTGGGTCAATGAAATATTAAAGCCGAATAGAAATGAAGATGAACCTACTTATTTTGTTTCAAGAATGAGTTATCGCGCCGCCCCAAAAGAAATGCTGGATCAAAAAGCGATTAAGGAAGCCTCACGCGATGAGGGGCAAGCATTTTTCCAACGAGAATATGAGGCTAGATTTCTTGATGATTCCGATAGTTACTTTTCGGCAAAGAAAATGCATGATTGCAGAATTCCAAGTGGGGAAACCCCTAGTATGTCTCTTTTTGGTGATAAAAATAAGAAATATATTCTATCAATTGATCCGAACTTCAGTAATTCAGAAAAGGCTGACTTTTTTGCAATGACCATCATTGAAATACATGAGGGGACCAATAAGGGAACCCTTGTTCATGCATACGGTTATGCCGGAGCATCATTAAAAGGTAACGCTCGCTATTTAAGATATCTTCTCAATAATTATAATATAGTAATGATAATTAGTGACGGGGCCGGAGCGGACCAATTTTTTGATGGCGTCAATCAATCCAAATGGTTCGCTGGTAAGGAGTTGGAAATGATCGATTTCGATTCAAATAAAAAAGGAGAGGAATACGTTGGGCAATTAAAGCAATTAAAACTCAATTACCATTTAGAAAAACGTAGAATTATAATAAAGCAGAATTTTACTTCTAGCTCTGTTCGTGAAATGAATGAATATTTACAGGCTTGCATTGACCATAAAAGAATATGGTTTGGCTCAAAGATAAACGGCAATGATATTATTATGGATAAATATACCGCAAGTGGTTTTGAAAACAACTTCGATCTTATCCACTACTTTGATAAAGAAAATGCAACCCATAGAAATTACGGAAAGAGAATGATAGAACTTGTTGATATTCAAGACAATATGGTTGAGCAGACAATCAAACAGTGTTCCTCTATCGTTGTAAGATCTACCCCGCAAGGCTCCCAAACCTTTGATTTGCCCCAAAATCTAAAGAGAGACACTTCCGTTAATAGGGTCCGAAAAGACAATTATTCAACCCTGATGCTTGGATGTTGGGGGTTGAAGATCTATAATGAAATGATGGAATTTAAAGGCGAGGTAAGAAGAAAAGAGGCTTTTATACCAATTCTGATATAAAACCTAACTGTGTAAAATTATATAACAAAAAAAACATTAAAAATTTAAAAAATCAGGTATAAGGAATGAGCAGAACTGTTAAACAAGAAAAACCAAGATTAGAAACCGTTGGATATGCTGACTTGGGCAGCCAAGACACCGAAGTCAAGGCGTCTAGAACCACTCCAAATGCCACAACGACAAGGAGAAATAGGTCTTCTACCATACATCGTCTTGATAGGTTTAAAAATATCGATGATGGCGTCATCCCTTTTCGCAGGAATAACAATACCTACACAAATACTTCCAATTTAGACGTTTCTGACACAATTATACTTTGTCAAAAGGCTTATTACAACATCTCTATATTTAGAAATACTATTGATTTGATGTCTGAGTTTTCTTCAGATGATATTTATTTAACTGGAGGAAGTAAGAAAGCGAAAAGTTTTTTTGAGGCGTGGTTAAAGAAAATTAACATCTGGGATCTTCAAGATCAGTTTTTTAGAGAATATTATAGATCAGGCAACGTTGTATTATTTAGATATGATACAAAAATTAAAGATTCTGATATTTTTAAAATTACCCAAACTTTTGGCTTGGCTAAAGCCTCTAACATGAAAATTCCTTCAAAGTATGTTATATTGAATCCCGCCGAAATTAAAGCTGGAGAAAATATCTCATTTGAAAATGGCCGATTTTACAAAGAATTAACCGATTATGAAGTTCATGTTTTGGCCAATCAAGAGACTCAGGAAGCAAAAGATGTCTTGGATAGTTTAGATCCAGAGGTCAGAGAAAAGATTTTAAAATACAAGGGGACAACCAAAGGGTCTAAAGAGGTTATCAGTATAGAGCTGCCGCCTGAAAAAATTAAAGCAGTCTTTTATAAAAAACAAGATTACGAACCAATGGCAATTCCAATGGGTTATCCTGTTCTTGAAGATATTAACTGGAAGTTGGAGTTGAAAAAAATGGACATGGCGATTACTAGGACTGTCCAGCAAGCCGTCCTTTTGATTACCGTCGGCGATGAAGAAAACGGGGTTGATCAAAAACAAGTCAATCAGCTTCAGGAATTATTTAAAAATGAATCCGTTGGCCGAGTCTTGGTATCCGATTATACAACTAAAGCGAGTTTCGTCATTCCTGAAATTGCCCACATTCTCGATCCCAAAAAGTATGAAATTGTAGATCGTGATATTAAACTTGGTCTTAACAATATTATTTTGGGAGAAGAGAAATTTTCATCCACCACTACTAAGGCCCAAATTTTTATCGAAAGATTAACGCAAGCAAGAGAATCATTTCTCAATAACTTCCTCATTCCAGAATTTAAGAGAATTGCAAAAGAACTCGGCTTTAAAAACTATCCAACTCCAAAATTTGTTGAAATCGCATTAACTACCAATGTTAATCAGTCTAGGGTGATTACTCGATTGGTTGAACTTGGTATTTTGACAAATACAGAGGGTGTCCAAGCTATTCAAACTGGCCGATTCCCGTCCGAAGAGGAGTCCATAGAAAACCAGAAGAAATACAAGGAGCTGCGAAATAAAGGGCTTTATGAACCGTTGATAGGTGGCGGCAAAGGAGACCAGAAAGGGCGTCCTGACGGCACTCCAGAGGGCGGCAGGGACAAGGCTGGGCAAAATGCGTCTCCTGCCGGAGGGGGCGAATCTAGCGCATCATCTATCAATTACAGTTTAACAACATTTGCAGAAAAATTTAAAAACTCTATCGCTTGTGAAAAATTGGTTGAAAAACTTTATAAAAGCACCAAGAAGGTGAAAAAACTTAATGACATTCATAGATTTAATATTGAATCTATCGCTTCTATCGTCTTCGCTAACGAAGATAGTGACAATTGGCTAAATGAAGATTTAATAAATGGTTATATAAGCGAACCATTTGATAAAAATCATGATAAGGTCATGAAAGTCAATGAAGTGGCTGCCCACCATCAAATTGATCCAAAAATGGCAGCGATTCTAATTGAAAGCGAAATAAAAAAAGAAGAAGAAGAAGAAGAGTAATAATGTCTCGAAACCGCATCATTTATAATTCAGAAGGACTTTATGTTGGCCCCGCTCCGAGTAGCGGCCACCATTTTATGACCTATGATGGCCAATTAAACAATGTCGCCGAAGACACCTCTTATGAAGTTGATGTTAATGGGGATTATTATGGTCGCGGAGATGCTTTTACAAGTGCTTTTTATGAATCTTACACACCGGATTCTCCAGTGGGGGCAGTATCTTATTCTGACCAAATTAAAGATAAGAATATAATAACCTACAATAGAAATTATAATTTAATACAAAAACTAGATAGAGTGCAATCTATCTCCTATGATATAAATTATCAACGAACCAACATTTCTCAATTAAATAAATTAGGGACAGTTGCAGATCCTATTATTTCCAATCCCGTAGTCAATTTAACTTTTAATTATTTAATCAATGGAATAAGAAATGAACATAGATTGGGAATGAATGTCAACTTCCCAATGTTTCAATATCCATTTGATGGTCAACCTTACTATTCTGGAAATAAAGTGTTTTTGTTTTCTGGAATGTCTGAACAGGATTATTTAAAAAATAAAACCGAACATGTTAGGGGTGAAAACTGGGATATTAATAAATTTTCTGGAAGGGCTTTTTCTACTTATACAGGAGCGTCTTGGCAGCAGACTGGATTGGTTCCATTTGATGTCAATGATGATGTCGAGCGCGCTCGACGTTATTACATTCAAGATAATGCCCCAATGTATCCCTTTCTTTATAGAGATAAGAGGAACTTTTTTGTAAATATTTCCCCAGAGGGAGTTGATGAAGGAACTGGAGTTTATTTTGAAGAAAATATAAACCAGCCCTTTAATCAAAATTTATTTAATAATTTGAATGCCGCGACCAATCAAGTTATGGGTTTCGGCGACTGTCAAATGGTCTCTTATCAATGTGGGGCCGCCGTGGGCTCGTTTGCTCAGGCAAGCGTTAGTTATGTCGGCAATAATGTCACCTTTTATGACGCCGCAAGCGGCGAAAATATCCCAGCCGTTTACCCAAAAGATGGCGAGCCAATGACTGGAAAATTTACAATTCCAGAAAGTATGAGGCTGAATGGCATTTCTGTTATTAGAAATGGCGACATTCAATTAAATATTCAATCTTCCAATTTGGGAACAAAATTAACTGGTATTAATTTGCAGTCTTATAGTTTTTCCATTAATTTGGAAAGGTCGGAATTGAAAAGCCTCGGCCACCAATTTCCTATTGATCGTCCTATTAATTTCCCAATTTTTATGCAGGGTCAATTTACGGCTATTGTAAATGGTTACGATACTGGCAGTTTTATTGATTTAACAAGGGAAGACAAGATTTTAAATTTAGACATTAATGTTGCAAAACCTGCTTGCGATGAGTGGCTTAATCAATATCATACTGGGGCTTTTTATCAAGGTGTGCCTTATAGCACTGATTATAATATTTTAAATTATACAATTAATAAGGCCAAAATTA